GTACGGCGCGCTGAAGACCACTGCCAAGGCTTCCGGCCAAGGCCTCTTCGTGGTCGAGCAGCCCGGCAACACGATCAACGGTTACCGCGCGATTGTGTCGAACCAAGTCACCTCTGGCGACCTGTTCTTCGGCAACTTCGCTGACCTGCTGATCGGCATGTACGGCGGCCTGGACATCCTGGTTGACCCCTACACCGCTTCGTCCTCGGGTACGGTTCGCGTCCGCGCCCTTCAGACGGTCGATGTGGCGGTTCGCCATGCCGTGTCCTTCGCCTACAACAACGACGGCGTCTAATGACACTGAAATGGAATGGGGGCGGCTTCGGTCGCCCCCAACCTCAACAGGAGGTTAAAATGGCAAGCTACCTGATCCTCAAATCCTGCGTGGCAGGCGGGCAAGCCCGCAACGCTGGCGACATCGTTGAACTCTCCGAACAGGAGGGAAAGTCGCTGACGGCTATGAACCGCGTGCAGGCCTGCGAGGCCCGCGCTGTGACTGAGACTGTTGACCGCAGCGTGGCTCTGGAAGACAGCGACGGCCCTAAGCTGGCCAAGCGTGGGAAGAAGGCCTGATCATGCCGCTGCCCCTTGCCACCGATCTTCTGACGCTGTTCAACATCGACGAGTTCGCTGTGTCGGTGACTTATGGCGGCACGACGATCAATGGCATCTTTGACAATGAAACCGTCCCGGTTGACGCGGGCGGTTTCGTCTCTGTTCACCAAGAGCAGCCGCGCCTGACCTGCCGCACATCTGATGTGTCCGCGATTGCAGAAGATCAAACGATGGTAATCTCTGCGGTTACCTATAAGGTGCGCGCATGGATACATGATGGCACTGGTGTCACTGTGGTTCAGTTGGAGAAGCAGTGATGGCGCACGTCCGCAAGCAGATCCGCGATCAGTTCGTGACCTTGCTGACGGCTGGGGTTGGTCTGGTGTCGAGCCGGGTCTACGCGACCCGCGTCTATCCCCTGACGCAGGCCAAGCTGCCAGCGATCACGGTGACCATCGGCAGCGAATCCTCCGGCCTGATGACGATGGGCGCGACGATGGGTTCGAAGTCGTTGGACCGCACTGTGGACATCGCGGTGTCCGTTTATGAGAATGCAACTGCATCGCTTGATAGCGCCATTGACGCCATCGCCGTGCAGATCGAAGAAGCTATCGGCGCAGACTTCACGCGCGGTGGCATTGCGAAGGAATCGGTGCTAACATCAACGAGCATCGATTTCTCTGGTGAAACCGAACAGCCTGTTGGCATCGCTACGCTGACATTCTCTGTTCGTTACGTCACCAGCTTAACCGACGTTGAAACAGCCAGATAAAAGGAGGCTCCTGCTATGGCTACGCACGCTGGCAGCGAAGGCACCGTGAAAGTCGGAGCCAACGCTATTGCCGAGATTCGGTCGTACTCGATTGAACAATCGGCGGATACGCTTGATGACACCACGATGGGTGACAGCGCCCGCACCTTTAAGCCGTCTCTGACGACTTACACCGGGACCATCGACGTTCTGTGGGATGAAACTGATACGACGGGCCAAGGCGCCCTGACCATCGGCGCATCGGTGACGCTGAACCTCTACCCCGAGGGTTCGACCACTGGTGACATCTACTACACCGGGACTGCTATCGTCACTGGCCGCTCGATCTCGGCGTCCTATGACGGCCTGGTCGAGATGTCGATCTCGGTGCAAGGCACTGGCGCTCTGACGCAAGCGACGGCTGCCTAATGAGCCTCGCAAAACGCATCGCAGCCAAGCGGGCTGAGCAACAGCGCGGCTTCGTTGATGTGGAAGAATGGGGCGAGGGGGATAACCCCCTTCGCCTCTTCTTCACGTCTGTCAGCGCACGGGACATCGAAAAGGTTCAGCGGAAGTATAAAGACTTCCTGACCAACACGACCCTCGGGGCGATGGTCGAAATGCTGATCGAAAAGTGTGAAGACGAGAAGGGCGACAAGGCCTTCACGTTGGAAGACAAGCCGATCTTGATGAGCGAACCTGTCGGCGTCATCGCTAAGGTTTTCGGCGCAGTGTTCAATGCTGGTAGCATTGAGGACCACGCAAAAAACTAAGGGGCAATCCATTCAGGCTCAACCTGATAGCGATGGCAGACAGGTTGGGCAAAACCATCTCTGAGATTGAGCAAATCTCTGTTGATGAGTATAATGAATGGATGGCCTACTTTGCCGTCATAAAGGAGCGCGAGGGAAATGAGCGAAAGACTCGTATTTGAGTTGCAGGCCGTTGACCGCGCGACCGCGCCTTTGAAGGCAGTTCAGGCTCAAGTTGCTAGAACCGCTGCCAGCGTCAACAGCGCAACATCTACTATGAGAAGCTTCGCGCAGGGTTCTGTCCTCGCCAACACGGCAACCCAGAAGTGGGCCAAGGGCGCGCTTCAGCAAGCGGGCTTCCAAGTCGGCGACTTCGCGGTGCAGGTGGCCAACGGCACCAACAGCCTGCAGGCCTTTGGTCAACAGGCTCCGCAGCTTTTGCAGATTTTTGGCCCGGCTGGTGCCGTAATTGGTGCCGCAGTTGCCATCATCGCGGCTCTTGGCGTCGTCGCGCAGAAGTCCGGCAAAGACCTGTCTGACATGGGTTCAGCATTGGGTGTGCTTCAGGCACCTCTTGCCGCCATTGTCGAGTCGATCAAGGTTGTCGGGGCGGCAATCGGATCTGTTTTCGGGAATATGTCTGGTGAGATCGACACCGCGATCATCGCTATAGGCCTGTTCGCAGGTGTGATGGCTATACGCGCGGTTCCTGCACTCTTTGCGGCCACTGGAGCGTCCACTATGTTCGCAGCGGCTATGGTCACCTTCAGAGCCGCTGTTGTGGCTTCTGCGCTCTCCGCTGGCACATTCAGCACGGTTCTGACCCTCGCTCGGGCGTCGGTAATGACACTCGGCGCAGCGGTCACGGCTCTGGGAGCCATGCTGATGAGGCTTCTGCCCGTGGTGCTTCTGGTCGGCCTTGCCAAGATGATCGAACTCTTCCTGCGCCTCAAGGAAGGCGCTGGCGGGTTCGGTGAGGCTATGAAGCTGCTTTGGGATCTTTCCAAGGCTGTTTTCTCTGGCATGTCTTGGTATGCTGAGGGCTTTCGTCTTGTAATCGTGGCTCTTACATCAAGCATGGTCGGAAAGTTTGTCTCCGCGTTTTCCATGATTATGGAAAAATGGGAAAGCCTTGTGAATGGTATGATATCTGGTTGGAACGGATTTGTGGATTCGGTCGGCTTGGGAAGCCTTGTTGCTGATGAATACATTTCTGATTGGTCTAAATCTGCGGGTGAATCAGTGGCTGGATGGTCGGAAGCATCTATTGCCGCTGCAAATTCTGCTCAGGATGCGTTCAAAGAGGCTAAGACGGGCATTTCTGGCGCTTGGAACGCGCTGACAGCCGCAGTGGCCGCCGGAACTCAAGAGGTCAACATATTTGGTGACGCATCTGCGGAAGCGGCAGACAAGGCTGGCGGGGCTGCAAAAAAGACTGTTGAAGAGTTGAAACAGCAACAGGAAAACATGAAGGCTATCGCATCTTCGATCCGTGATTCCTTCTCCGGCGCGTTCATGTCGATGGTCGATGGCACCAAGTCGGTTAAGGACGCCTTCCGCGACATGGCCCGCAACATCATCCTCAAGCTTTATGAGGTTCTGGTGGTGCAGCAAATGGTCAACGCGGCGATGGGCTTGGTCGGCATGGCTTTCCCGGCTCTTTCGCCCTTCATATCCGGCGCGAAGGCTATGGGCGGCCCTGTAACTGGCGGCAAGGCTTACCTTGTCGGCGAGAAGGGGCCTGAACTTGTTGTGCCTTCTCGCAACGCTCAAGTCATCCCCAACAATCAGGTGGCTGGCGGCGGCGTGACTGTTGTGCAGAACATCAACATCTCCACAGGCGTCCAGCAGACCGTCCGCAGCGAGATCCGCTCCTTGATGCCGCAGATCGCCGAAAGCGCCAAGGCGGCTGTATTCGACGCGCAACGTCGCAGCGTTAATGGGATGGGCTTCGCATGACCACTTACCCTATAAGCTTCCTGTCTCACACCGGGGTCCGCAGCGTCGAACTGCGGGCCATCAATGCGGTGATCTATGAGATGTCACCGTTCACCTTCGCGGGCCAAGCGCAGGCCAGTTCCGGCCAGATGTGGCAGGCTGACGTGACCTTGCCACCCATGAAGCGGGAAGACGCGGAAAAATGGATCGCGTGGCTGGTGAGCCTGCGTGGGCAGTTCGGCACATTCAATATGGGTGACCCTTCAGCCGCCACGCCGCGTGGTGTGGCCACAGGCACGCCGAGAGTGAACGGGGCCAGCCAGACGGGCGAGGATCTCAACATCGATGGCTGCACAGCCAACGTGACGGGCTGGCTGAAGGCTGGCGACTACATCCAGCTTGGTACAGCCGGGACGGCCACCTTGCACAAGGTCTTGGCCGACGTGAACACCAACGCCAGCGGCGAGAAGATGGAGTTGAACGACTCCACGATCTTCTACATGTTCAACCGGGCGTCCCCCGGCCAGCGGAACAACCACTGCTTCGCCGCCGCCTGCGACATCGCCGCGTGCGGGTACACCGAGCAGGAGGCCATCAGCATGCTCATGGCCGGGACGCTCCGGTGCGGCCTGCCGCTGAGCGAGATGGAGGCTGCGGTCGCCAGCGCGTTCAAGAAGGCCAGGGAGAAGCGAACCGACAAGGAGGAGCAGGCTGAGATCTCCAGATACCAGCCCGCCGTGGTGATGGAGAAGACCACCGGTGTCGTCGAGCGGTACATGACGACGCCGGGTGGCGAGGAGGGATCCGAGTCCAAGCTGGTCCGCCACTCGATCATCACGAACTACCAGACCGAGTTCGTCGAGGACGCCAACGGCGACCCGAAGCCGAAGAAGATCCTCGTCTCGACCAGCGACTTCTACCGTCAGGTCTCCGAGGTCTC